AGATGCAGGTCCGCGTGATCCTGAACGATGAGATCGTAACATCCTTCAAGGTCTGCCTCCTGGTCAGCACCTTCTGGGGCATCGATGCGATCGAGAGCAGCACTGAGATGAACATCTTCGACAAGGCTGTCGAGCAGGCCACGGAACAATTCCAAGAGAATGCAGAACAGATCGTGGAAGAAGTCATCGAGTCAATCCCGGCAGATTATACGGAATTGACCGAGGAAGTTGATGAACTAAATGAACGTATAGATGACATAGAACCGGGGCTGTCGGATGATGCGAAAATTGCTCTCTTGAATTGTTTTCGACATGTAGCATGGATTGATGAACATGGACAAGATTATTATGATGCACTTGAGGAGGCATTATATGCAAACACTTATCCGAAAATTGTTGCACAATTAAATCAAACGAGTGAAATATTTGATACGGATGATTTAAATGAAATACGTAAATATTTGATTGTAAAATATTTTGAAACGAAAGAAAGTGCCGGTGAAACTGTAACAACATACACATTGAGCGGAAGCCTTACTATAGGCACAAGTTCAATTGTTGTAAATTATAATGGACTATCGACTATTGTACCAGTTATAGTAACTGCTTACTACTACATACCAGAGTTTGCTTATGGTGGGCCTTATGCAACTCCGAATGAGTTTTCTTATACACCAAATACAATTCGAGCATGTATGAATCCGATAGTTGCACAACTTCCGCCGGGTACTTATTCTTTTGAATTTAATGCTGATAGTAATTATTATTTTGCCCCGGCGGCTATAGTATACGACAAAACACAATATAGCCCAGATTTTTCATTTGAAGAAGGAACAAGAAAAACTTTTATGACGTCTGGGATGTCTTACGTATATTTTAAAAATACTGATGGCACAGGTGGTTGGCAAAATGAGAGCAAGCAATTTGTTGTAGAAAATAGATATTCCGGTGTGTATATAAATCTCAAAAAAGGATCAGCGGGAACAGATAATTTTACAGCTACTGATATTCAAGCATTAAATGGCAATATCGTGTTTAGGAGGATTGGAGCATGATTTATAATATTAGTGGCAATGTTGTTTCTCCTTCTGCAATGGAGGAGTTCGCTGATAATGTTGCAGTTGAACATAAATATGATGAGATAACGCAGATAGAATATTCTATTGTCAGGGTGTCAAAAATTAAGACGGACGGGACAGAACAATATCCGTTTGTGTATGCTCCGAGTGGGACGGGCGCATCAAAGCAGTCAGCCCTTGAGATGAACAGAATCAAGGGATTCTGCCTTGCCATGAATTCCGGGGTCGGTGCAAGTGCATCGGGTGGTGGGTATACTCCACTGGGAGTATTAATTCAGAATGGCGTTCTGATTCAGCAAGGAAGCCACCCGAACCTTTATCAGCTAACTATAAACAATAACGGAGATTTAGGATTTCAGAATCCGAATACAGACGGTGCGACCTTGATTGCTAATGGCATTATATCCGCTCTATGTGGGTTCTGTCCGCTTGTTATAGATTATGATGCAGTAGACGTTTCATATTATAATTGGATAAGTCACTATAACCAGAAAACACAAAGGCAAATCATCGGACAGTTTGGAAATGGTGATTATGCCATTATAAGTTCTGAAGGAAGAGGATTTGACAATTCCGAAGGGTGTACGATTGAAGAAGCTATTTCAGTATGTCAGAAAAACAATCTGAAGTTTGCATTCAATCTTGATGGCGGCGGAAGTGTTGAAACTGTTATTGGCAAGAAGCAAGTTAATATCATTTATGAAAATTCAGCTGGACGGGCTGTTCCGAATTACATTGTTTTTAACGGAACAAATGCTTTTAAGGAGTCAATGTGAATTAGTATTTAAGTAGACAACTAAAGACCCATTTAGGTAACTAAGCAACTTATAAACCGGGGCCGTCCACATGGGCGGCTCTTTTCACGTGGAGGAATAACATCATGGTATCATACATCACGCTGGCGGCATCGATCCTGATCGCCATAGTCGGCAGTAACGGCCTCTGGGCATACATTCAGTACAAGTCGGATAAGAAGGATAAGCAGAACGAGAAGATGGACAGCATCCTGGAACGGATCGACAAGTTGTCAGAGAAGGTGGACGGTAATGCTGCAGTACTGGCACGAACACACATCCTTAGATTTGACGATGAATTGATGAACGGAATGGATCACAGCCAAGAATACTTCCGCCAACAGCTTGATGACATTGACACCTATGAAAAATACTGTGATGGACACCCGGACTTCAGGAACAGCTATGCTGTTTCCGCAATAAAGCACATTAGAGATACCTATCAGAACTTACTGGAGAAGCACGAATTCAAACACTGAGGTGATAGCATGAGTAATAAAACTTATGACAGTCTGAAAGTTGTTGCATTAATCCTGACCCCGGTTTTGGCTTTCCTTGCGTCCTTGGTGAACATCTGGGGCCTTCCTTACGGAGAACAGATCGTGGCAACGCTGACTGCGATCGACACTCTGATCGGAGCCGTCGTCGTTGTGGCAAATAAAGCATACAAACCTCCGGAGGAAGAGAAACCAACTGAATAAGAACAGCTGATGAGGGAGGGAAACCTTCCTCTTTTTTTGTTTGGAGGAGATATGAGTAATTCGAGCCTTGTGAAATACACGAAGTTGTCACCTAATAGAAACAGCCCGAGGACGCACGCCATTGATACAATAACGATCCACTGTTATGTAGGACAGGCATCCGTAGAAGATATGGGAGCATGGTTTGCAATACCATCAGCCCAGGCATCCTCCAATTACGGAATAGGAGAGGACGGCCGGATCGGCCTGTTCGTACCTGAAGCGGATCGTTCGTGGTGCAGTTCTTCTAGGGAGAACGACCATCGGGCCATAACGATCGAATGCGCTTGTGATCCGAAAGCTCCGAATGCAGTCAACAGCAAAGTGTACTCTTCTCTGATTACTTTGTGTGCGGATATTTGCCAGCGTAACGGCATCAGAGCGCTTAAGTGGTCAACTGATCAGAATGAGCGCATGAAGCATCTTAACGGCGTCAATATGACGGTACACAGGGACTATGCTGCGAAGGCCTGTCCAGGTGATTATTTATATGCCAAGATGGGACAGATCGCCGCTGAGGTGAACGCACGAATAAATCCAGGGAACGCATCAGGGATACCGTCCAGTAAACAGGACTTCCTTAATAAGGTGTCGGAAATTGCCGTCAGATTGTATCCGGAGACGGGGATACTGCCGAGCGTCGTGATCGCACAGTGCTGCCTTGAGACTGGTTTCGGACTTGGAACGGATTCGACGCTCTTAGTAAAGGTCAATAATCTGCTTGGGATGAAAGCGGATCTAATCAATAGCACCTGGTCATCGTATACCGTTTGGGACGGCAAGACGATCACCAAGAAGACTCCAGAGTATGTGAATGGAAAGCTGATCTATAAATACGACGTCTTCCGGGCTTATACGGATTACGAAAACTGTATTCGAGATTACGAGCGCTTCCTTTTACATGTCCGATCCAACGCAACATACAAGTACCGGGCCGTCATTGGCATGAATGATCCGGAGCAGGTGATCACAGCCATTAGCAGGGGCGGATATGCAACAGATCCGGCATACATTACTAAGGTCATGAAGCTGATCCGTGAGTACAATCTGACGCAGTATGATAAGGGAGGAAACGTCATGACAGACAGATATGTGGTCCGCAGGAGATGGTCGGAAACGAATTACCAGCTCGGAGCCTTCCATAAGCTGGAGAATGCTAAGAACCAGGCAGATGAGAACTGGGGCTTCAGGGTGTATGATCTTGAGAACCCGAACAAGGCCATCTACAAGCCGAAGCTGGCACGCTGGCAGAAGCTGTGTGCTGCATGCGTCCGTCTTAACCAGTGGCTCCTGGATGACATCGAGGCAAAGAAGGACTGGAGGTACTACAACAGTGGACACGTGAGCGAGAGCACGTTCTGGCTGACCAGGAAGGCCAAGAAGTTCTTCACGAACTGCATGGGAGGTGTCGCCTTCGCAATGAAAGAGAGTGGCCTTCCGGCATCGGCCTGCTCTT